ATTGCTGCCAGGTCCTGGACCACTTATGTTGAAGATTTAAAAGCTTGGTTGTGTAGTTGTTTTCCCACTGTACGGCTAGAGTACACACCTTATTCCCAAATAGATTTCCAGGACTGTGCCAGCGGCTGGTGGCGTGCTCAATTAATTAAATTACATGTGGATACATTGTTATCGGGCAACAAATGGTTGCTGGTTGATGGCGATATTATTTTTGAAAGAATAGCCAACTTAGATGGTGTCACACCCTACACATCTAGAACTCCTGGACTATCTTCGCCAGTTGCAGTACTACATTCAAACTATGTAAAAAATCTCTTGGGCCTTGCTCAAGGGCATCTTGAAGTACATGGCAAATATGTTGCCACAAGCCCTGTGCCATTTCGTGTGGTAGATCACGCACTGCTACAAGGCATACGAAACAGAGCCGAAGCTCAACACCAACAGAATTTCCTTAAATTACACTTGCAATGGTTTAGAGATCAAAGTATAATTGCATTTGAAAATCCACCACAGCGCATGATCATGAGTGAATGGGAATTGATAGAATGTTATCGTCACTATGTCACACATGAACCGTGCAAGTTTATGGAACTTGGCTCGGGCTACAGTATTGACATAAACATTACGTCTTTCATGGATCCGATATTATATAAACATTCTTACAAACGTGATGTACAAGTGGGCAAGACATGGTTTGACCAAGAATTTCAACCTATACCTCAACAGTTGTGGGATCAAGCTGAACACTGGACCAACAGGTACGAAAACCATCAACGATGAAAAGATTATTTACTTTTGGGTGTAGTTTTACACAATACTGGCGCTGGCCCACCTGGGCAGATGCCCTAGGTCGCGAATACTCTCACTACGAAAACTGGGGTGTGTGCGGTGCAGGAAACAGTTTAATTTTTAACAGCCTGATAGAATGTTATCAACGCAATCATATCACGGCCAATGATGATGTTTATGTTATGTGGACCAACACCAGCAGAGAAGATAGGTATGTTGGCCGACGCTGGTTGGCACAGGGAAACATATACTGGTCAAGTGGCAATGACTTACCAATTGAGTATGTCAAATATTTCACATGCGAACGTGGATATCTTATTCGAGATCTAGCAACAATCACGGCAGCACGCCATTTGCTAGAGCACTGGGGCTGTAAGTGGAAATTCATGAGCATGGTGCCACTAAACAAAACCAATCTCAGTAACGAACTAGGATCAAATCCCAATGATGTGTTGGGTAATGATCTTGACGTGCAAGGCATATATCAAGACACACTGGCAAGCATAGCACCTAGCATTTATTCTATGCTGTTTAAAAATAACTGGAGCAGTAGACCTGGGTTGCCGGATGCAAATGATTCTAGTCGCAGGGACTTTCACCCCACTCCACTGGAACATTTGGAATATTTTAATTTGATATGCCCGGGACAAATAACCAGACAAGACACACCTGAGTGGATGTCCCAATGTGAACAGCAGGCAAAAACAAACAGTTTAAGATGGAGTGCACATCATACTCCAGAAGTAAGGTTATAACATGTTGACATTTAAACCCAATGGCGCTCGAGGAATCACCGTGTACTACGACAGCTGGATGGAAGGCGGTGGTACCTGGTTTGGTCAAGAGTACATAGACATTGTTCGTGAACGCTATCCCAATCGACAATTTAAAAAATGTTATGAGTGGTGTTCTGGTCCAGGATTCATAGGATTTGGGTTACTGGATCATGAACTATGTGAAAATCTTTGCTTGTCGGACATCTACGAATCCGCAATAGATCGAGTGTTAAACCACACAGCAAAGGATCATGTTAACCAATGTGAACATCAGGTATCAGCTTATGCTACCGGAACATTGCACACCTTACCTGACCATGAACAATTTGATTTGGTTGTGGCCAATCCCCCACACTTCTTAACCTGCCCCGGTGACGAAAACATGCAACGTATCAAAGTTGATGGTGGTTGGGCGGCTCATAGAGATTTCTTTCAATACATTGCACAACACCTGTTGCCGGATGGTGTGATTTTGCTACAAGAAAATCAAGCCGGTAGCATTGGTGGTGTAGCTGACTTTGAACAAATGATTGCTGCCAGTGGCCTTGTTGTTACGGACTCGTTCCGCAGTCCAAAATTTTATGAAGTTGACGGTCACACCCAAATTTACTACATTGAAATAAAAAAGGCACAATAGGTCGACAATTAATTCAAATGTTGTTGACAATGCTAAATACATCGTGTACACTACAACAAGTGTACGCAACAGGCATATACTAGGCATTTAGTAAAACATTCATAGGCAACGAAAGGTAACACACTATGGCATCATTAGCAGAAATCCGCGCAAGACTCCAAGCAGCCGAGTCTAACAAAGGCGGGCAATCACAAGGCGGCGGCGACAAATCAATTTACCCACACTGGAACATGGACGAAGGCAAAGAAGCTGTAGTTCGATTCTTACCAGATGGTAATTCTAAAAACACATTTTTCTGGGTCGAACGAGCAATGATTCGACTGCCCTTTGCAGGCATTAAGGGAGAAATGGAATCCAAACAGGTCATGGTACAAGTGCCTTGCGTAGAGATGTGGGGCGACGCTTGTCCAATCTTAGCAGAAGTGCGCACATGGTTCAAGGACAAAAGTCTTGAAGACATGGGTCGTAAGTACTGGAAGAAACGCAGTTACATTTTCCAAGGTTTTGTTCGTGAGAACGCCTTGAGCGATGACACAACTCCAGAAAACCCAATCCGACGTTTCATTATTGGCCCACAGTTGTTTACCTTGATCAAAGGTGCATTGATGGATCCTGAACTGGAAGAATTGCCAACAGACTTGTTGCGTGGCTTGGACTTCCGCATTGCTAAAACTAGCAAAGGTGGATATGCTGACTACAACACTTCAAAGTGGGCACGTAAAGAGTCAGCACTGACCGAAGCCGAACAAGCCGCTATTGAAGCACATGGTTTGTTTGACTTGACAACATTCTTGCCCAAGAAGCCCACAGATGTTGAGCTCCGGGTCATCAAAGAAATGTTTGAAGCGTCAGTAGATGGCAAGCCTTACGACACCGATCGTTGGGGACAGTACTTCCGTCCAGCAGGCGTGGCAGCACCAGCAGGTTCTGCACCAGCCGCTAGCGAAAGTGCACCAGTAGCTCGTACAGCCACTCCAGTAGCAGAAGATCCTCCATTTGATGTTGACGAGGCTCCGGCAGCCACTGCACCTGTGGCAAAACCAGCAGGCTCTACACAAAAAGCCGAGGACATCTTGGCAATGATTCGATCAAGACAAAAGGCTTGATTACATGGCTGGCCAAAATCTGTTTAGTATCTTACATGATGCGGCCCGGCCTTTGTGTTTTGTTGGACACTCATCTCTATCTCAGGAGATAGTGTCTGACATCAAACATGATAGACTTTGTGTACAACACAGCCTTGAAGAACTTGAAACCAAGTCCCGTGAATGGTTTGATCAATACCAGTTTATTGTACTTGCAAGCGACGTTGCCTTTAAACAACAGGCAGTGAACTTTTTACAACAGCAACAAGCACACTTCTTTTCCATAATTGGCAAGCACAATATTGTGAATCCTGACACAGTCATAGGTCATGGCACATACATTTATAACTTTAATGACTTTTTGTTTAGAAGCAATTGCATAGGCGATCATTGTATTGTTGTGGCCTATTGCCATTTCTCTCATGGGGTTGTCATAGGCGACTATTCGCATATTAGTTCTTACACTTATCTATCCAACTGTGAAATTGGTGCAGGATCAATTTTAGGCATACGTACAAGTATTATCGGATTCAACGGTAAGATATCTGTTGCCAATAACACTAACCTGATGTTGGGTTCGGTTGTGACCAAGGATTTACCAGAGACCGGTACATATTTTGGAAACAGACGAATCAATGACAAATCCAGCTTACAGCAACGAATTCTTTAACATTGCACAGTTACGTGACACCATACGTGGTCACGCATTAAGTCACACAGTTTCTCAGCAAACTGTGTTGGACAACAAACAACACAATCTTTCAAATATACTAGCCGAGATATCACCTGAACAACAAGCATGGTGGTTTGGCAATCGTTCAGTAAACACCATATCTGATCTTGAATCTTGTGATGCTGTGTCGGCTGCCCGTGTGCAAGAGCTACAGGATACTGCACCACACGGCATTTTTGGCACAGGCGAACTCATGATGACCAGCAGTGGATCTACGGGACGCAGAAAAGTTGTATCCTGTGACCTTGAACACTGGTTTAGATATTTTACTGGATGTAGTCGACAACTGTTTGCAGCCGGGGTTGATCACACTGATCGTGTGTTGACCACAGACCCCGGTATGATGCAAAGTGGATATCGTGCACTAGAAGACGCTGCCAAATATGGCACAGGCGCACAGATAGTAATTGATCGCACAACCAGCATGACTCGAAAGCTAGAGATGATAGCAGAGCATGACGTAACTGTGTTGATTGCCAACCCTGTCAAGCTCATGCGCATGGCCAAGTTGCAACCGCATCGTTATTTAAAACGCCCGCTCAAGGCAATTATTTCCACAGGAATGCCATTAGAAAACCCAGAAATTATCAAGTCTGCGTTCAAAACGGATAAATTATATGATGTGTTTGGAAGTGTAGAGATTTCACAAATCTATTTCACTTGCCAGCACGGGCACAGACATGTCAATGACGATCTACTGCATGTGGTAAACAAGCAAGGAAAGTCTCTTTATTCAAATGTTTGGTCTTTGCCAGTTTTTAACCTGGATTCAGGTGACTATTTAGAATACTCCTATAAAGGGCAGTGTGGCTGTGGCAGTTATTTGCCCACAGTTGATGTTTTTGTTTCTAAAAGTTACCTTGGTATAGACAAACAATAAATTGAATTGGAGAAATCATGGACTTATTTTACATAGCACTGGCTATCTTTATCACACTGGTAGCAGGGATAACAGTTATAACAGAAAAACGTTACCGAACTGGTAACGTGGGATTCACACAAGCAGATCGAAACTTGAGCTTGTGGGAACTAAGCGCCAGTGTCACTGCGTCTTGGACATTTATATTGGGCATGATCATGGTGGGTGTATTGACTTATACCAAGGGCACTGTGGGCATGTTTTGGTGGATTGCCCCACCTACTATAGTAATGTGTGTGATGGCAGCACTATCTTACTATCTGTTAAAGAAGTTTCCACAAGGGTTTAGCATAGGCGAATTTGTACAACACCGATACAATAACAAAGGACTCACTGCTGTTTTTCAGATAGTTATGATGATTGGTATTATCAATGCCATTGCCGGTAATCTCACTGGGTTTGGTATAGTCGCTGAATACATCAGTGGCACAAATGATTCCTATAACACAATCGTAACTGTCATGGCATTGGTAACTATTGCTTATTCAATGTGGGGTGGTTTGAAGGTCAGTGTAAGAACAGATGTTTTGCAAACTTTATTAATGTTGATTCCGGCCGTGGGCATGGCTGTGTGGGGTGCAATATCTTTGGGCGGAGTTGGTGCAATTTTTGATGCAGTTAACACACGAGCCAATGTTGACTTTTTTGACGCACCCACAATCACCAATGTTGCATTAAATGTGTTATTCATTACCATGGGTAGTGCTATCACTTGCAATGGCTTTTATCAACGTGTTTTTGCATCGCAGGATCCGGTAAAAATACGCAACTCATTCTTGTTCGGTGGTGCTATGTTTGCTGTAATTTTAGCAGGTTTAGGTACCCTGGCGGCAATGGCAGTTCCTCTGGGACTGGATGTTACCAATCCCAAACTAGCATCAACCATGGCGGCAGGAGCACTTTGGGGTAGCGTGGGATTGGTATTGATAGCATTGGCATTCTTGTGTGCGGCCTCGGGTGTGATTGATACTGCATTAAATGGAGCAGGAGCTCTTGCCGTTGAATGGTTCCCTAAACACGACCCGGTCATGGTTAACCGACTCACTCAATTGGTTGTGGGCTTGAGTTGTCTGGCAATTGCCATGCTTAAAATTGACATTTGGATCTTGTTCTTGACATTTGGTATTGCAAGATTGTTTACTATTGCACCCGTTGTGTATGGCGTGTTTAGTGATCAGCAAATACGTGTAAAATATTTAATTTATGGCATGTTGGCAGCAGTGGCAGTTGGCTTACTAGCACACTTTAAACTAATCATGCTACCACCTTACATACTAAACATTGTTGTGACAGTGCTGCCGTTTGTTGGTATAGCGATTGATCATTATCGAGCACCCAAACTCGCATGATAAACGTACCACCCCCATATGATCTGCTAGATAACCTAGATGCATTGCCTCGAGAGTTTATTATTGGTGATCACATGGGGGGATTTCAATCTGATTTGTCAAATTATTTTCTTGATCAACTTGATCAATATGCTGGCAAACATGGATTTGTGTACAGATTGCATGTGGATGAGTTTTTCCTACCTGGTGTAAAATCTCAATATCCAAATTTAAATTTTGTGTTTTCCATGGATAGCTTTTCTCGATATCGTGGTTGGGGACAATTTAAAAATTATAACATGCACTCTGCTCTTGATTATAAAAATTTTATTTGCAGTTTCAATGGTACCGAGCATGTGTCAAGGAAATTATTAGTAGCAATTATTAAAAAATTTGGATGGTATGACACTACCTATTCTAGTAAAAACATTGTGTTTGATGTAGACGAGATTGATGGGCATTTAAAAGATCTCACCGGCGATCAATCAAGATTTTATAGAAAATTTTTTATATCAAATGATAGTAAAGATTTTTTTCAGTCAATTAACAGTTTTGGGCATGTACGCTCGCAACACTTTTCTAACATACATACCCTGGAACACAAACTAACACACAGTTTTTTACACCTTGTGAGTGAAACTCTAGCTACCAGTCATCAGCCCTTCGTTACTGAAAAGTTTTTATATAGTGTGGTCACTCGCGGATTATTTTTGGCCTATGCCCCAGTGGGGTGGCATCAACACTTGGAACACTATTATGGGTTCAAACCTTATGCTAAAATATTTGATTACAAGTTTGATTCTGTTGCCAATCATGTAGAGAGATTGATAGAACTAACGTGTATGATATCTAAATTTTCCCAGTTGTCAATTGAAGATTGGACCAATCTATACGAGATGGAATTGGAGACAATTGAATATAATTACGATTGGTATCGTAGCAATAACTACATCAAACACATGCAACAGTTTTTTTAAAATTAGTGGCTATAACAAACAACAATGAAAAACTTTTATCCTTACGCATTTTTTCTTGACTATTTTGGTGAAAACCACGAGCACTCTGTTGATCAATTGATAGAAAAAATTTCTCAGGTACCAAACGATGCTGCCGTAATATTATGGGCCAGTGAATGGGTTGCTCCCGACCGTATAATGCACATAATTGACAAAGTTGGGAATCATCGTAAACGTGTACATTGGTTGCTCAATGAATCTTACTATCCACAATACATCAAGACACTTTTTAACAGCACTGGTATAGACATCTACTGGCTCAACCTGGGGTTGCTTGTTTTAGATTTTGAATTATCCATATTCAAAACTTCAATTCTAAATTCTTCCTGGAACCCCAATGCTGAGAAGTTTTTATTTTTAACAGGCAAACCCAATCGCATAAATCGTATACGGTTGCTACACAAATTTTACTCGAAAGGATTGTTAGAAAAAAGTATTTGGTCGTTTTTCATGGATGATCAACTGTTTAAGCAATGCCGCGAGTTATTACCTGAACTATCGGATCACAACTATCAAGAGTTTGTAACAAAAAATATCAACAACCCCGATGATGCCCAAATTTTATACAACACCTCTGGTACCTGCCATTATGATGGATTCCCATTTGATGCAAACATGTATTCTAACGTGGCTTTTCGTGTAATATCTGAAACTCGCATGGCCGGCCAACCTATTACCACTGAAAAGACCTGGGTTACTATTGCCAATAAATTACCTTTTATGATATCAGGGTATCGGGGAAATCTTGAACTTTTTCGGCGGCAAGGATTTCGTACATTTGAAAATTATCTTGCTATAAAAAACTATGACTGGATCGATGATGATGAATCTAGACTGAATGCAATAGTATCAAACACAGAACATTGGTTAAACCATATAAAATCTCAAGAGTTCGAAATTGCACAAGATGTTGAATACAACTATAAATTGCTTCAGGAACAGATGTTCAGAACACGGCAAATATTTAAAGAGGTATATGATAAGTTAGGACCTGTGCCATTTGATATTTTTAGAATTTTGCCTATACCGATGCAACGAGCCAACTGGATTAACTTTTATTATGGAGTAAAAGATTCATCATGGCCTGATTGTTGGTCCTCTCGAGATTTTCATCAATTGCCCAACCACATTAAAACTGAATTAATAGAGGTATACGGCTATGTTCCTTGATACCAATTTTAATTTTAGAGCAACTTGACATAGACAAATACTATAACAAACAAGTATAATATTAAATAGAAACTAATATAGGAAGCACCATGGCAAAACCATTTGACGTAAGCAAGTTCCGTAAGGAAATTACAAAGAGCATTGACGGCCTAAGTATTGGCTTCAACGATCCCACTGACTGGATCTCCACAGGCAACTATGCCTTGAACTATTTGATCTCGGGTGATTTTAACCGAGGTATTCCCTTGGGCAAGGTTACTGTGTTTGCTGGCGATTCCGGTGCTGGTAAAAGTTACATTTGCTCAGGTAACATTATCAAACATGCTCAAGAGCAAGGTATATTTGTGGTGTTAGTTGATAGTGAAAATGCGTTAGATGAACAATGGCTTAAAGATCTGGGAGTTGACACTAGCGACAGCAAACTGCTCAAGTTATCAATGGCCATGATCGATGACGTGGCTAAAACAATTTCAACATTCATGAGTGATTACAAAGCATTACCAGATGGTGAACGTCCAAAGGTACTGTTTGTAATTGACAGCCTGGGTATGTTGTTGACCCCCACTGACGTTAACCAGTTTGAAGCAGGCGAAATGAAAGGTGACTTGG